ATGACCGCCTGGGCATTTTTCTAAGATTTTAACCGCCCTACCCTTCACCATATTCGCGACTGCATTCCGATCGTATTTTCTCCATTTGTTCCATCACCACGGGACCGGTTACACCTTCTGTGACTTGGCATTACGTTTGTCAAGTCAAGTTCTAGTTCAGGATTTTTTGATACAGGTATTTTGTGATCGCCTTCCCAAGCTTCAGGTGTTGATGAAGGCGGAACAATGTAATTGATTGGCTGTCCACACCACCAGCATACTGCCTGATTCTTCTTATCACGTTCGTATGCCATACCCCGGATCTTCTGCCACCTACGGGGAGTCCTTTTTACCATTCCCTTCCCCCTCTTTATAAAAACAGGGTGCCCATCTGCTTCATGGGTACCCCGTCTATGTTTCTTTTTCTTATTAGCATTATAGCACGTGTCGATTTGACAAAAGTTGACAACTTTAAATTTGTTCAAAAATCGCTAAAAATGTGCATTTTTAAACTCGTTTTGTATAAAAATCATCTTTTTTTATACATTTTTTCAAATTTTTTGATTGATCTCTTTCGAAGTTGATATATCCCGCTTTTATCTGTGAATCCATATTCTGTATCTAATTGTTTTATACTCTTGCAGTCTATATAATAATCAACAAGAAATCTCTGACACTGTCCCTCATTCATATCCATTATGATCTCATATATGTTTGTTCTCAATTCGATATAGTCTGTCCTGAGCTTAACAAGCTTTATATCTATTTTTTTTACCTTCTCCAAACATTTTATAGCTGCATCCTCTAATCTGTCTGTCCTGGGCGAAGACTGTATCCTGTCACCTTCAATATTTGATCCAGATATGTAATTGACATCCAAGTGAATGTTTTTTCTCATTTGCTCACATTTATCTATCTTGAATTTTAAAGTCCTTGCCGACTGTAAATATTTTTCAGCTGTCATCTATATTCCCCCTATTAAATCCGTTATTATACTATTGTCCCCACTCCTGCATTATGTAGCGAATCTGCTCTTGCTTTAGATATCCGGATCACTTCATCTGCATTAACCACTCGATTAAGTTGAATGTCTTTGTATCGCTTAGTTATTTTGAACGATACTTTCTCCTGTGGTTTGTATGCATGCTTTGGTTTGGTATTACCTAGCAAGGTTCTCCATTGTTTAACTGACTCCATATTGTTATGCTTATATTTAACATCCGGTATCTTGAGGAGTTTTTTTACATCAAAATCCATATCAAACGGAACAATGTATCCATGCTCACCTTCTTTGAATCCTATCTCTGGAAGAACATCAATCGGCGTAGTGATAAGAGCTGTCCCATTGACTAGCGCTTCTACCATTGAATATCCATAACCCTCTGCATCTGATAGGCTGACATAATAATCTGCTTTTGCCAGATACGGAGCTATGTCAAGTGTAGGTGATAGAATTACCATATTTCTCCTGGCATTTTTCAGCGTATCGTCGCTAAATAACAGCCAAATGTATGGAATATTGGATGCTTCCAACATATCAGCAAGTTTAAGCATCCTTTCGTGGCCTTTTTCAAAAGCGGATCTTCTGCTGAGTCGAGTGGCAGATATCAGCATCAGACATTTTTTATCTGTTGCAGATTCTGTCATGTTATATATGATTTTTGCTTTATCCTCATTGAAAGAATCAGCAGCTGCTCTTGATACTGCAACAATATGGTCGTGTTCCTGTGGTATTGTCCACGACTCAACCATTTTGCAGGTATGTACCATCTGAATTACCCGAGATGCTTTCACATTATCAGGAAGCTTATCTGTGATTCGGCTTATAATGCATGTATCACACGCGATTGGAATTTGGGGATCGTATACGATACATTCAACAATCATCTGCAGCCGTTCGAGCTGTTTCGGATCTATAATTTCAAACATTACTGTTATGTCATAATATTTGCTCATAATCCGGCAAAACTGATATATCCATGTTTCGATCCCGCCGATCTGTTGTGTGCGTGCTGTCCATATAAGTATCTGCGTCCTTTTGTATGGTATGATCTTTGTGAATCCTCTGTATGAATCGCCTCTAAGAATTGTCCCATGTACGGGTGTGTTATATTTCATTATCATGCAATAATGTTCCAGCTCCGGAATTTCGAGCTTATCTGTTAGTAATATGATCTCATTTTCAGCATATTCTTTTTTGATTTCATCAAGCAAAGCTGTATTGTCAGCTTTTACTTCCGGTACGTTGTATACAATACGTGTATAATCAAGTTCGCCTTTCATCATCCGTTTAGTCCATGAATCAGGTGTGTCTGAACGGTAATAATACATGATATCCTGTATAAATGACTTTTTGCCATGTTCATTAAGACGATATATAAAATCTGCATCCTCTGACCATAATTTCTTAGGATCGAAACGTTGTTTTCCGAATGTGGCCGTTTTATATACCCTGTTCCATACGCATAAGTTGAATCCCGGAAATTTATCTTCAACCGAATTAAGCTGCACAGTGCATTTCCATCCTCCTGGCATGGTTGTCCAAGATAGATAACAATAATCAAAATGTTCTGCCTCAATAGTCTGGCATATGGTTTTGATATAATTGTCGGCCACCAGATCATCCGCATCGATAAATGTAAAATATTCGCCGTGCATATTATCAAGGCCCATATTTCGCGCAATGCCGGGTCCTTCATTTTCCTTTCGATATACTGTTGCCCAGGGATAATCTGTCTTAAATGGTTTTTTTGATCCATCATCAACAATGATGACTTCAATATCAGCTCTCATCTGCTTATTTAAACATTCAAGAAGCTGGTTGATATATGGTTCCGCGTTATAACACGGAATAATTATTGATAGTTTGATCACTTTTTGTACTCCTCTTTTATCAGCCTGCTGCCCGGTCGCTTCATTCCGGAGCCTGCTGCCCGGTCGCTTCATTCCGGAGCCTGCTGCCCGTAAAATCTTTATACTCCGGCATTGATCATGATTACATCCCGCCAGTATGGTTCATAACTCTCAATCTCTGCCTTCAACATGTTCTCAAATTCTTCATCCGATACATTTTCAAAATCATCCCTGCATTCAAGGAAATACTGGACATCTTCTTCAAATTCTTCTCTGTCTACATATATCTTTTCGTTGTTTATTTCCTGCTCACAGTCAAGGATCTCTCCAATAGTAAATCTCAGATCCGGTGCATACCACCATCCACTATCATCTGCAACGACTTCCGCTTCGCATACGACTATGATTGGATATGTCGGATGTTCTTCTATGAGTTTCTTTAATTCATCTGTCTGCTTCGTAAACATGTTTAATGGTCTGTACTTCATTCGTTTTCTCCTTCCTGTGGTTCAACCCACCAATGACAATGCTCGCAATCACCGCTACATTCAACAGTTCCGTAAACAATCTCTGCTATACAGCCCATCATTCATTCCTTACTTTCTGTCCTGTACTTGTCAATAATCTGCAATACCTTAATGATTGCTTTGTAATACCCTGCACTCGGTGGATATCCCAACTTTTCAAGGCTTATTCTTTCTCTTATCTTGTCAAGTATTGGCTCTTGCATCTGCTTTTCAAGAATCTCCATATAATTCACAAGGAATTTACATACGTCTTGTTGTGTGCCTGTTCCGTCATTGTCACGCAATTCGGCGATAGTTTCTTTTAACTCTTGCCATTGTTCGGTCATTCCTCTACCTCACTTTCCTGTGGCTCAATCCTCTGTGTAACAGTATATGTCATATATCTCATAGCTATTAGAGCAACAATCAGGATATAAGCCTTGGCATAATTCTGATAAATATTTATGTGCTTCTTTCTCCGCTTCTTCCTTTGTGTCGCAGAAGAATGATGCTTTGATTTCTATGGTTGCTTCAACTTCCCATTCTTTATCAAATCTCATTCCTTATCGCTCCTTCCTGCCTTAAAATACTTACAGAACCATCCATGTAAACGTGCTATATTAAACCTCTTGACATTTCCAAACTGCTTGCACTTCCATGCTTTATTTCCTGTTAAACTTACACTTCTAAATCCGCAAGTATTACACGTTTTCATTCCTTATCGCTCCTTCCTGTGGCTCAATTAGCCCTCCATTGGAGTTAGATCATGTGGCGAGCCTATAAGGTCCCGGCCGTCATCCGTTCTGATCTCCGTATAATATGTATGGTCAATCCTGGTTATTGTTGCAGGTCCATGTAAGCTGTTTACCCTTTGGCCGATATACCTATGAAATTTATACCGACATGGCCGGTTGTCCTGTTCAATACCAATATCATAAATTGTTGTTTGTCCCTCCATGATCTCACCCCCTGTCCTTCTTTGCCTTCTGGCATCCGTAACAGTCCTACGCATTTATCATGTCTAGGCGCTTACCGCATATCTGGCAATATATATCCCTTCATGTATTAGTCCCCGATCTCCTCGAACGCGAATGCACAGTATCCTTCCTTCAGGCCGTATCCGGATAAGACGAATGTGATCCGGAAGATCTTTGATTCAAGTTCTGTGTAGATCTCATCCAGGTGCCTGTTGTTTCTTTCAATAGGATCCCCGTGATCATTCACGATCACGAACTGAACTTCATCTCCCCTCTGGAAGCTCCGGTCATTATTTCTGACTTCAAATCTCTTACCGCCTTTTAAAATCTCGCCTGCATACCGGCTGTTAAGTTTCAATATATGTCTGTGGATCATAATTTCTCCTTTACTCTTGCGTCATAATATTTTGCTACTTCCCGGATTGTCTTATGTCTTAATGCTTCGAATATTCCTACCTGCCTTGATCTGCAGTATGAATCTACATACTTTTTGAATTCAGGATTTGATTTATAAAACTCATATATTTCTTCGTTCATTTGCTTCACCATAGATTATTGAGCGGACAGTTACAGCAGATGTCTGATTCTGACAGCTCCATGCCTTCCTTTTCTTCATCCCATGTGAGTGGCCACTTGCAATAATGCTGGCACATCTCTTCAATGGTATTTTCTATGATCTTCTGTATGCTGCTGTGTTCAGTCTTCTCCATCTTCATCCTCCACAAATAATTCATGGGTACCTTTCACAAGTTTTTCTTCTTCGTCTGTGAAGCTCCATCCCCATATTTCCAGAATGTCGAAGGCTCTTTGAAGTTTTGTACCGACCTCTTTGTTATATGTGTTGTCGTACCATGCCAGCTCCCCGATATTGTTCATTTTCATGTTCATACATATCAGCAGCCTGTGATGGAACTTATAGGTGAGGATCCTTGCCCTGTAGTCGTCCCTTTCATCATTGGTCAAGTCATAATAATACTTTCCGGAATCGAATACGATAATGTCTTTATCTGTGAGATATGTTTCGTTTCTCATCATCCAGGTGATCATCTGCTCGATTATAATCGGGATGTCTGCCTTATCAATGTCATGGAGCTTTCCGGTCGTGACTTCTTTTACAAAATCACGCGTCCGGAGCATAAGCTCTTTCTGCATTGCCTTTAATTTCTTATGGATCTTCTCTTTTTCCTTCTGTTTTTTCTCTTTATCCGTCAGCTGGTGTTCATCCTTGGTTTTCGGATTGAGGATATGTATTGTGCTGTAGCTTATGACATACTCGCTCTTATCCGTAAGCTTACCCTTTATCTGAGGGCTGATCTTAAAGGTCTTGTCATCCTGCCTTAAGTCAAATTTGAGTATGGTGTCATATCTTCCATTCCAGACATGATCATTTTCGCCTTTTTTAATGTTTAATTCCTTGATGATCTTTAAGGCTTCTTTCGCTCTTTCAGCGACCTTTTCATCCTGGGCTACAGAATGAGCTCTCCATCTTAGATCCCTGCTGTCCCTTGCATTCTTCAGGATCTCATTTCTCTTTTTAACGTTCTTGACCTTTTCCAGTTCATACAGGTCTGAAAATGATAACTGGAATTCATTATCATCGGTCTTTTCTTTAAGCAGGTTCTGGTCAAGCTTGGCCACGTTCAGACGGTGCCTGATGGTTGCCTTGCTGAATCCGGTCTTTTCTGCCAGGGAGTCTTCTGTTTCTCCAAGATCAAGCATCATCTGGAATGTTGTTGCCTGCTCGAATACGGTAAGGTCTGAACGCTGCATGTTTTCTTCCAGCATGGTTGTTATCTGCTCATTCTCCGGAAGATTCTCATAGATCCTGCAGGGAGCATCATACAGGCCTGCTGCCTTTGCAGCTTCATATCTCCTGTGTCCGATGATGATCGTATATTCACGGTCTGATTCTATAAATTCACCGTTTTTATATACTCCCGGAATGACCGTCAGATTCTGCATTATTCCGTTTTTCTTTATTGATTCTGTCAGCTCTGATATATCCCCGATATCCTTTCTTGGATTATTCGGATGATGATGCAGGCTGCTGAGTGGTAAGTTCACTGTTAATTTTCTCCGTTTTACTTCTCCCATATTCCCTCCAAGCCGCATTTTTTAAGAATGCGGAGCCGTTTTCTTTGTGTTCATGAAAAGATATTCTTTAAGTTCATTTCTTTGTTGGATATTCTTCTCCAATACCTGTTCTGTGTTTGCGATGATCTCATCCAGTTCTTCTATCCTGCGGCGTATCGCCTCAACGACAGAATCCGGCATCTTGTCTTTTGCCGGTTTTGCTTGATCCGGTATGTTTTTCTTTTCCGGAGTCCGATACGGCCTCTTTTTAAGCGGTTCATTGTTTTCCTTAAGGATCCCGATGATAGTCTCGGTATCTGTGCAGTTAAGCTGTGCGAGTATCTGGATCTGTCTGTTCGGTTCCTTTGCTTCCCTGTAGGATCTGCAGATCTCATCTGCACTCATCTGTAGCTTGGCCATATCTTTTCCCCTTTCTGAGCCTTCTGAACGGCTCGCATACTCTGTCCCATTTGCCGTCTTCCAGGTAAGTTTTCACCTGATGATTGACCGGTGCTTCCAATCTCTTTTCTATGATCAGGCGGACGTTGTAGTCGTGCATTATAACGCTCTGTCCCTGGACAAGTCTGAACAGTTTTTCATCAACGGTCCTTGCGCTGAACCCTGTGATATCGGCCACATCCTTCCTTGTGGCCATCGCCTTTATAACCTTTCCATCCCTGTTGGTGACATCATATAAATTTTCTCTTGCCATATCTTCCCCTCTTGGAGCCGGAACGGCTTACAATAAACCATTTTTCGGGGGGTATGCATTTCGCTCCGGCTCCTTGGTGATCCAAATCTTGTAACATTCCCATAGCATGTAGTTTCTTTTGGCCTGCGGGCCCTGCAGACTCCGGTGTTTCAACCTGTATTTAATCAGCTGTTTAAATCATAGCCATGATCGGCCAAATATCTCCATGAATTCTTCGCGGGTATGAGTCTTCTCATACTCAGCCTGCGCCCAGCGTTTGATATATTCTCCATAATCGTTCTTATCCGGGCTGTGAACTGCATCCTTGTTTCCGGTTGAATCTCCCCTGTGATGGTGCGCACACAGGTTCACGGTGAATCCGTATTTCTCGGCCTGTTCATGATGACATCCCCAAAATATGTGATGTCTTTCAAGATTTACGTGATACGCCGGGAATCTTTCAAGTCTGACACACAGGAAGCATTCACCTTCCGGCTGAACGAATCTTGATTTCACTTTCTTTTTTCTTTTCTTCATCCCCTTAAACCCTCATTTTTTCAGAATGGGAATGGCATTTTCAAACCATATCCTGAAGCTTCCCATATCGTTGTCTATGGTCCCGATCTCCATGTTGCAGATGGTCTCAAGAACGTATATTTCCTGGTACAGATCTGCGCCTGCTGCCGGGTGGCCATTCACTATCCATCCGGCCTGCTGCCACTTTTCAAACCATCCCCTGTCCCTTACGGTCTTAAACCATCCATGATCCGAGTGTATGTTTACCCTGCAGGGCCGTTTGAATCTCTTGAGTGCATCCACGATCGCATTAAGCTCCAGCTGATGCGGAGTGATAAAGTCAAATTCCCTTTTGCGCGGATTCGATGCTCCCTTGGATCCGTCTGCTCTTGATCCTTCCAGGACGTATATGTAATATCCTTTCCCCGGTCTTGGAGTCTTGCGGGATATTGATATATACAGATCAGCTTCTTCGCTCATACGAACGGGAACTCCTTTGCTTTTTCTGTTGCTGCTATTGATCTGGCCTTACTGCAGATCTGAGTATTTATGCAGATAAGCCTATATTTTTGACCCTCTGTTATGGCAGGCTCGCATTTATCGCAGCCCCTGCAATAGTGTTCAAATACTACTTCAACGTTATCCGGTATCACTATGTCCATCTCTGCTCCAATCAAGCGCTTCTTTTTCGAGCGCATCAAAATCATAATTGTGACTGTGAGTTTTGCCCGGAGGCGCTTTTCCGTTTGTGATCGCATTATCATAATTGCCGTCAAGCACCTTGGCCATGTTTGCATCTTTGATAAGCCAATCGAAGTTCGCGGACCAGTCCCTGCTATTTGATCCCTTTAGGAAGTCTGAAGCTTCGGCTTTCTCAAAGAGCGTCTTGAAATCTTCCGGAGAATACTTCTTAAGTCTTGCTTTTAATGCCTTAAGCCTTGATTCTGATAAGCGGGTGCATTTAGGGAACGACACGCAGGTGTCGTTATACATATCAGCGATCAGCTGATAAGGCGTCTCTTTCTCTTTACTCTCTTTCTCTTTTTCTTTTTCTATATCTTCTTCTTTATCTGTTGCGTTACATTCCGTTACTGTAACGTTACATGTAACGTTACTTGTAGCGTTACACTCTATGCGCTTTCTGTCCCTATACTTGGCCACACGCTCCCTAGTCTGTTCCCTGACCTTATCCATGGCGTCAACATTCTGATATTTGTCCCAGGAAGATATGCGGTATACATTATCAATGACTTCAATCATTTCAAACCGTTCCAGCGTGATCAGCGCCAGCTTGACTATCGGAAGAGGGCGGCCAAATTCTATCTGCAGCATCTCTTCCGTATACGGGATCTCTTTTGTCAGGTACAAAAAGCCGTTGTCATTTGAATTTCCGGCCAGACATAGAAGCTGCACCCAAATGTTGATGATCGCATCACCTTCCGGCATGGTCTGTATCTGTTTTATCTTCCGGTTATTGAACAGATCTGTCGAAAGCTTTATCCATTTGATATCTGCCATGCTTACTTCTCCTTCGTTTTGATAAAAGCCATAAGCTGCGATATAGTAACCTTCTCCAGAATATCTTCCATGAGTCCAAGCTTTTCAATCACATCACTGTGGATGTGGCCGTTATAATACCTGAACTCTATATTCTGGCTTTCCGTGCATTCGAGGCTTATGTAATAACCAAATTCACGACTTAAGTTGTCCTTGCGTGTATATCTATGATTCAGATATCCGGTCTGCTTTATTTCACTCTGTATTTGATCAAGTTCCTTAGACATAGCGTCCCCTTGTTGCCGAATCTTCATCAATGATCGGCGTGATCATAACTTCATCCTTATTTGACTCATAATGTTCTTCCAGATAGTTTCCGAGATCTTTGGATGTCATGAGACATACATCCCGATCCTTCTTTCCGGTCCTTACCCTAAACCCCTTGATTCCTTCCATCATCTTCTTACTCTCCTTCTTCTGTAATAGTAAATAGTTTCTATTATCTCGATCACGATAAGGCGCAGGGCCTCAGCGATCGCTATAACCAACATGCAAAATATGATCATGGCCATGACAGTCAATCTATCCATTACAATCCCACCCTTTCTTCTGCCGGTACCCGGAGCGCATCATAAATAAGGCGCAGTTGATAAACCCTCAGATAAGACATGTCTTTCAATGCCTTATAGAGCGTGGGCTTTGCTATACAGGTCATCCGTGCAAGATCATTCCGCTTGATGTCCCGTATCCCTAAGTATTTGTAGATGACTCCCCTTATAGCTGTATCTTTATCGTCAACATTGAGTTTCACTTTTGGCATGTTTTACTCCCTATGCTGCAGTCACCTTCTCCAAGGTCTTGCGTATAAAATCAACACCCTTTTGAAATACAAGCGTCTTGATATTGATTCTTACTTCATCCCCGGCATTATATTTCTGTTCGATAACTCTGAAATATCCGGAGTCGATATACTTCTGATATGGGATATTGTCTTTCTGTAATATGTTCTGATCTCTTAAGATTTCAAAAAGCTTATTCCGGCCAACTCCCGGTACTCCTAATACCTTTGCAGTCTCTTCCATGGATATAGCCTTCTTGGATCCTGCGACGGCGTCAAAGAATTCTGCCTTCGGTTTCATTTCAATGTTGGCCTGCTGGAGCTCTTTGTTTTCAAGTCGAAGCTGCTCTGCTTTCTCGGCCTGATCTGCCAGGGCACGGAGCGCTTCCGGATATGTCTGCGGCAGATTATATCCACCGGTCTTTCTGATACTTGGAATCACTTCTGAAGTAACCCAGTGTTTGAATTTCTTAGCGTTTTCAAGTTTGCTGCTGAGGATAAGACTATACATGCCGGATTCATTTATGACCGTCATATCTTGTATTCCTCCAAGGGTGTCGCATTTTGCGACGCCCTTATCATCGGCGTCAACATGTTTATATACGGCATCTCTTGAATTCCCATATCCAAGAGCTCCGGCTATGTCTTGAGCCACAAACCACGGCTCACCGTTTATTTTTAGAGTTCTGATTTCCCCAAAAACTTTGTTGTTAAAGATTTGAATGTCATTCATATTTTCCCCTCATGCTTTCCAAAAGAAAACACACTCTGTCCCTTCGAGACGGTATTTCTTCTTATCGGCTTTAAAGTACAGATGCAATTCGTTTCCTGCGTCCACGATAATTCCATGTGCCCATGAGAATTCACGTACCTTCACAAAACTGATCTTTCTCTTCTTGGCCACCTCATTCCATGCTGCAGTCATTGAATTGGCATTAGGTACCGCGTAATAGGTTTTGCTTTTATTTTCTCTTTCTTTGAATATAATCACTTTTGGCATTACTTTTCCCCCTTATTTGTTGTATTCCTTTTGAATATGTTGAATTTCGCAAAGATTCCCTGACCGGTTCTCCTTGCTTCGTTCTGCATCTGCTTTCGATATGCTTTTGCTGCAAACATGCCATATGGTTTCGATTGGTTGTAGCTGTAATGACTTCTTGCAGCGTGTTTTGCTCTTGATGACATGCTTATACTCCTTCCTGTTTAATTAACAAATCTTCTATCTGGCATTCGAGAACTTTTGCCACCTTGCTTAATGTGTCTACAAAAGGCCTGCTTTCCTTCCAACCTCCGATAGTACCGTTTGCAATACCTGCCTGAACTTCAAGCTGTGCGATACTAAGGCCTTTAAGCCTTGCAAGTTCTTTTATGCGTTCAACATCTACCATCTCTATCCTCCTTCCGCTATATCTTGTATGGGGTAGCCATATCTTGTAGTTGCGTTGTATTAGTCTATGGGCTAAAATTATATTGTCGATATAAATTTTTACTGTAGGCTAATTTTTAGCTTGTAGGCTACCCCTCGAGTTCATAATAATAGCCTATGGTCTATTTGTCAATACTTTTTTATAGATTGGGGGGCTATTTTATGTTGGGGCGCATAAAAACGCTGTGTGAGCGTGATAAGACAAATTTCTCAAAACTCGAAAAAACCTTGGGATTTGCCAATGGTTCAATCAAAAAATCTAAAGAAGACACTATCTCTGCAATTCGACTAAAGGCTATGGCCGATTATTTTCATGTATCAATGGAATATTTACTGACGGGCAAAGGAAACTTATATCAGGAACCTGCTGCCGGAGCCATTCTTACGTATGAGGAAATGGACATAATCAAGGCTTATCGTCTGCTTCCGGATATGAAAAAGGATGTTATAGCGGATATTTTGCATATCAAAAGGCAAGATACAGGTTTACAGTCAGAGAAGGTGGGTTGAATGAGAAAACGCATATTTGAAATAATTGAAGTATCAAAAGATGATGATAAAATAAGCAGCTTATACGATTTTTCAATGCTTATAGCAATCATAATCAGTATTATTCCATTGGCATTTAAGGAAGCTCCCGGAATCTTTCGCTATACAGACATCATAACGACTATCATATTTATTCTGGATTATACTCTCAGATTCATAACAGCTGACCTTAAACTTAAAGGAAAGTCTCTTCCATTCCTGCGGTATCCTTTTACGATCTGGGCGATAATCGACCTTATATCTATCCTTCCAACCTTGACGATTCTCAGTTCCGGATTCAAATTATTAAGGCTTTTCCGTATATTCAGGACCTTCAGAGTATTCAGAGTGCTTAAGGCTTTCAGATATTCCAAAAATGTGGAGATAATTTGTAAGGTGATCATCAATTCCAAGGATGCTCTTATGGCTGTATGTACTCTTGCTCTTGGGTATATCTTTGTTTCAGCTTTAATAATATTCAACGTGGAATCTGAATCATTCGGTAATTTCTTCGATGCTATCTACTGGGCATGCGTATCTCTTACAACGGTAGGATATGGTGATATTTATCCGGTTACAACCGCAGGAAGGATTATCACAATGATATCTTCTCTGTTTGGGATAGCAGTCGTTGCTCTTCCGGCCGGAATTATTACAGCCGGATACATAGATATTATTAACAAGGAGGATTAAATATGGCCACAGCTAAAAAACTCCCTTCCGGATCATGGCGTGTGCAGGCCTATGCGGGCAAAGATGCGAACGGAAAAAGAATAATAAAGAGCTTTACAGCTCCGTCAAAGAAAAAAGCAGAATTCATGGCATCCCAGTATGTGCTTAATAAACCTACGCCTGCTGCCGAGGATTCCATTCTATTCGGAGAGGCTATGGATAAATATATTTCCGGCCGTGAATCTATTCTGTCACCTTCTACGATCAGGGAATATAAACGCATGAGAAAGAATAATTTCGACTCACTGGAAAAACTTCCTCTTGATCAGATCACGCAGGAAGTTATCCAGGAATTCATAAACACCTGCTGCAGTGACGGAGATTCGCCTAAATACGTCCGGAACATGCACGGCCTTATATCTGCCACCTTAAATCAATTTAAGCCCGATATGAAACTCAGGACAACGCTACCGGCTAAAAAGAAGCCTGAATTCCATATCCCATCTGATGATGAAGTGGTAAAAGTGATCCGCTATATCCGGGATGTAAAGAATCAGGATCTGCTTGTGGCCATCCTTTTGGCCGCTTATGGCCCTATGAGACGGTCGGAGGTATGTGCGCTTATGTATGAGGATATAGATGGAAACATTGTACACGTACATCGCGCCATGGTGGATGCTGGATCTGATCGCTGGGTGATCAAGGATAAGCCTAAGACAGCTGCAGGAGATAGATACATAGAATATCCTGATTTTGTCATGAAAGAGATCGGACGCGGTACCGGACATGTGGTCTCCTTAACTCCTGATGATATTACCCATAGATTCATGAAAGCTTTAAAGAGTGCAGATGTGCCTCATTTCAGATACCATGACTTAAGACATTATTCCGCCAGCATACAACACGCTCTCGGAATACCGGATGCATATATCATGCAGCGTGGCGGCTGGGAATCCGATACCACACTCAAACAGATCTACCGTCATGCTTTGGATAAGGAAACTCAGAAGGCAAACAAAAAAATCAACAGTTACTTCACTAAAATTCAGAAGTAGTTCACACAAAAGTTCACACGAAATAAAAAGAGTACCGATTTCTCGGTACTCTTGCGGAGCGATAGACGGGACTCGAACCTGTTTAAGCCAAAATAAGCATAAACCGCATAAATACTATGAAATCCTTGAAAGCTAGATATAATCAGTGTTTCAAGGATTTTATAATTTTATATTTATTCTATCATAATATACTAAAAATACTAAAATATAAAAATAGTTCACACGAAAAGTTCACACGAAATAGTATTCCTTTTGATACAAATAAAATAGAGCTCACCCCTGGGGAGTAGGTGAGCTCTGATGGAGGGATATATAAATGATTAGGCTGCCTTTGGTAATGAGTTCCACGTAGCAGGACCCACTATACCGTCGGCCCTAAGCCCATGTGCGGTCTGGTAGTCAATTACTGCAAGGCGGGTATTTTTCCCATATATACCATCCTCTATGCCGCAATGATAACCGGATAGATTAAGAAAGCGCTGCCAGCAAAGTACATGTTCTCCTGTGCTTCCGATCTTGAGCGTCGGATAATAATCTGCGATCTTAAGCACCTTCTGCTTAGCGATAGGTCTTCCGAGCGCTTCTGCATCCCATTCATATAATTTATACTGATTGATACAATTTAAGAGCGTAGTCGAATAGATCGGTGAAGTAGCATATCCGTCAGCCTTGACATTATTGCATGCCTTCACATAATCCGTTTCGCTTTTTAAGTTTTTATATCTGGCCAAACGATTGAAAAGGTCAGAATGATCCTTAATGGATTCGGCCCAGGAAGGATATTTTCTGAAGTTCGCATACACCTTAACAGCTACGCCGTTATAATATTCTGTTGTAAGATACCGGCCGGATTGTCCGTTATATGATCCTTTGATCCCGAATAGATTCGAACATTCAACAGTCAATTTTGAATTGCCGTACCGACTCTCTATTTTTGCCTGTGCCGCAGTAAGAGATGCGAGGATCCCTGTCTGTTGCATATCCTGGATCGCATAAGGTTTAAATGCTTCAAAAAAGCTTTTTACCGTATATGCCATAAGATCACCCCTTTCCGAGCTGTTCTATAAGCTGCTTGATCTTATCGAATCCGGTCATGGAACAGAGCCAGGACAGGAAAGCAAATGCTATCATGGCAACAGCCACCTGTTCTGTGAACGGTTGGCCATAATAAAGAACGTATCCTATCACACAGGCCACGGACAGAGCTATGGCCACAGCTCCGGCAAGCAGATTAGATCTGTATGTCTTTCCGGATTCATCAAGGATCTTCTTAATACCCTGGACCGTTAATGTTGTCAAAGCCGATACTATCGCCAGGGCTGTCAATAATACTCCCGTATTCATCTTCTTCCTCCTTGGTCTTAAGTTTAAATATCTTTATCAGGGCACAGCATAATATCTCTCCACCAAATACACTGTAAAAGCAGGTAATGAGAGTATCATGACTTATGCCGGATATGGTTGAAACGATCATCTCGACTATCGTGAATACGAGTATGATCACTATCGAGAACACGACATACAAGGTAAGAGATTTCTGCCGTGTTTTCTTTATTTTTGAAATCTTTTTCTCTGCCATATCTATCAGTCCTTCCAATAAGAGCGGCAGAACGCCGCAGAATAATACTTCAAATACCAAAAAACAGAAAAGGAATATAAGCTCCCAAAGCCATTCAGGAAGCATATGATATATGATCTTAGCAGTCGTCATGCGTCAGAACCCACATTATGATATAAACCAGTACAGCCCATACTATCCCGCCTAAAACAGCAATAAAGGCACTTGTCAAACTGCTCATAATCTCACCTCAGAGGCAGCTTTCTTACTTCCTGCATGATCTTTTCAGCTGTTCCGTTTCCACCAAGTTCTTCATATGGTTTGTATAAATAATCATTCAGATTTTCAAACTCATCCTTGGTGATCCATCCTCTCTGTATATAGTGAGTTCCCAGATCAGTGATCCGATCATGGCCAAGGCCCTTCAACATGTCGGCCATGGGATTTGCCTTTTTTGCGTCACGGCGCTGTATCAAAAATATGATAAGCTGGCTTATGCCTCCGCCTGTCAGTCCTGCTATTATCGCGACTAATACTGCTTCTGTCATTTTCACGCTCCTTAATAATTTTCTCCTGTTATCTCATAGAATTCCTCTTCTGTGATCCAACCCTTCTGCACAGCTTTCCTGACCTGTGCTATGGTCCACTGGCCGTGATCATAATAGTATTTAACCTTGTCGTAATTTGGGCTGTGTTCGTTTACTTTTTTTGCCATCTTACAGATCCTCCGTTATCATATTCAAATAATCAACATTTGCCTTGGTCTGCATAAGCTCCTCATACATACCCCATGATTCCTTGGGAACCTTGCATTCTTCATAGACATACTTTGTTACAATCTCTCCTTCGATCTCTTCCCTGACCTCCCGGACATTCTGGCGAACATAGTTATATATAGAGCTCGACTCCATATCATACTCTTCCGGCTCGATCGCAGATTCTACTTCATACCACTCCATTTTCAATCCTCCTCATTCTTTTGTCGTGTCTTGATATGCGGCGCTTCAGATATTGGAAGTCCACATATGGTTTTATATGTTCAAGATACATTCCGTATGTATCCGTATTCTTAAACCAGGACAGAGCAGATACCATCTGTTTGCAGTCATATATGGTCGGCTTTTCTTTCTTACTTATCCTCCGGGCTTTCCTGGTCATCCTGAACATAATGGATTTTCTCATGATCGTATAACCAAATTTGAATCTGAAACCCATATAATCAAGATCGTGGCCTCTCAGTCCTCTCTTTGTAGGATATTCCATAAGGAATACCTGATAATTTTGTTTAAGCTTAAGCCCCAGACGTTCATCGAGATATCTTTCGATCGCTTTCCTCATTGCGTGGAGTTTCTTTTTATTACTGCCAAATACCACCATGTCATCCATATATCTCATATAATAGGTGGCTTTCAGATCTTCCTTAATATAATGATCAAGCCCCTGCAGATACCAGTTGGCCAACCAGTGTGAAGTATGGAATCCCAGTGGCAATCCGACATTCGTGCAGGATATGACCTCTTTCAACAGATCGACGAACATCTTATCATGGATATGCTTCTCAATGAGGCATATCAGCCGGTCATGTGGGATCGTACCGAAAAATGATTTTATATCCATCTTCAGACAGTACTTACAGTTCTTCCTGTCCCGGCGCATCCATTTCTCAATCTGTCTCTTTCCGAATATCGGCCCGCGTTTTGGTATCGAACCATGTACGTGTTCATACATGCCATGCATGATTATCGGTTCGAGCACATTCACGATCATATGATGAAGCACCTGCTCGTCAAAGCTTGGCACTATGATCTCCCTTACTTTCTGCCGGATGCCGTCAAAAATGACTTTGGGAGGTTTGTTGCGATGTTTATATGTCAATGCAAAGTGTCTGTAATGATCAACATACGTATCCGGATCTTCGAGGATCATCTGTACTCTTTTCCTGTCACGTTTTCCTTTTGCGGCTTTTCTTATTGCAAGTTTAATATTATCTGCTGATAAGACTTTCTCCATCAGATGATTATATGATTTCATTGTCTTATCCTCTCGCCCGCTTTCGACATGCTACTAACAGGCGCTTGCTGCGAGTTCATTTCTACCAAGGGGTAAGGAATATATTCCACATTCAGTTATCACTCCATAATCAGATAAGTTAGGCAGCCCCGATGTTCCAGTTCGAGTTCGAAGCCGTGTTGTTCAGGTTGACGTAGAACGCCCCATCCTTAGCACCGTTGTTCGAGTTGCCGCCGCGGTAAGGGACGCGAACACCACAAGGGCATGGAATATATCCCTGATTATTCTATGATCACATCATCGCCGTTCAGGATCTGTGACATCATCCGCTCATACGATTCCACATTCACATGCTGGCTTAATACATCTATGGTCAGCCTGTTCAATTTGACCAGGTCTTCAATAATTTCCGTAAGTTTTGTTATAAGCTCTGTGTTGAGTTCATTAGGGAGAAGGGTCTCCCTCTTGTTCGCTTCGCTCACAATTCACCCTCTCAAGCAGCAAGTGGCTTACAAGACAAGGCAGCCCCGATGCTCCAGTCCGAGCTCGAAGCCGTGGCGCTCAGGCCGACGCAGAACGCCCCATCCTTAGCACCGTAGTACGAGCCGCCGCCGCGGAAAGGGACGCGAACACCACTATTATTAAACCAGCAGGCATCACAATAATATGTCTTAGAGGTCCCATCAAGCGAACCGCATGGTACCATACCATCTTCTGTATAGTATTCAGTCTTGACATAGTTTCCGGAAGTCCCGGACAGAGCCGTTGCGCCAGTGTTCTTGAAACCGGTTCCTGTAGGTGTGCCACTTTCGATGAAATCTGTAGCCGTGGAACCATCCTCGGTACCGAATGTGAGCTTGACCTTCTGGGCACCATCCACCATCACATGTCCAAGGTATCTTCTCCACGCAAAGCCCCACCAGTTTTCCATACCGAATACTTTAACGATATTTGCAAAACTGCTCGAGGCGCATGTTCCGGAATTCGTTCCATAAAACAGTCCTTTCGTGTTATGCTGACCGGTCCTGAATGTATTGTTTATAGCTTCAGTTCCGTTTGTATGTACTCCTTCACCAAATACCTTCTGAGTATCAACAGACTTACCCATAAGGATAAGAAGCATATTTATAAGCATGATGTCTGAAAAACGCTCAATATCCCACAGGACATTGGCACCGGCATTATTGGCCCTGGCATATGATATCTCATTATCAGCAGTCTTTTTATTCATGACCTGCTGCCCGGATATCGAACGCAGCTTATTGTTACTGTCAAGAGAACCATTATATATAGCAGTATAGAAATGGGCGACAGATTCACCATTGCAGTTATGGAATGGCCAATCATGGAAATCATTGTCTGCCTGATGATCTGCTATAAATACACTAGCTCCCAGGTGATTTGTATCCGGAACTATCTTCATCCAGATCTTCTTGCCATCACGGCCCCACTCCATCATAGCATTGCCATTATATGAAGGATCTGCGACATCTGACGCGGTAACGCCATCGGCCTTCTTGGTATAGTCATCCGGATCCAGGTAATAATCAACTGTACCGTCTGTTTTGAGCATACACGGTCTGGGCATGAAAAATGCATTCTCCCATGAACCATAGTCAAATTTATCATTCGCATAATCCATGTGTGCCGGCACGGCTCCTGCAGCATCCCGGAGATAAGAAACCTTATATGCAGGATCTGATTCCGTATTGCTTATATGGAATCCGTATACCACACGGTTTTCCATGTTGGTTACCCTCTGATCAAGAGCGGCGATATTATCTGCATTAGCTTTACCCTTGCTTCCTTCATATGCGGTGCCAGGTGTTTCACCTAGTGCTACGCTTTCACTTATTTCCGTATATGCAGAACCACCCCATCTGTATGTTTTATTTGTAGGAAGATCAACATATATCTTGCTATCTTCAGGCGTAATCAAAGTTGTATGTGCAGCTTCTTTATAAAAACTGCCATTATACAAATAACCTTCGATCACGTCATCCACATAGGAAGGGAGCTGACTCGAAGGTATCTTGCCGCTTGAATTGAGTGTGGCCACCCCGTTGTTTGCGCCTTTTTCCGTAGTCGATATCTTGTTTGCAAGATTAGTCGTTACATTATCGACTATGTTCTTTGCAGTATTATCATAGTCATTGGTTGACAAGCCTTTTCCGGCAGCCTTATCAACCTTGTTGCTCAATCCCGAATATGCATCGTCGGCCTTATTCGCTGCATCGTAAATTCCGTCTTCCATATGTGTCAGACGTGATGCATTGATGGGTGTTGTTTTAGACGGAAGATCCGTCCATGTTTGTTTGGTATACGACATGATTCCCTCCTTACGTATAAATTGAGTCTAATAATGCTGCAAGCCCAAGCTGCATAAAATCACCTGAGCTATATTCACCAAAGTAAAATCTCCTCTCTGGCGGCTGCGTGTTATCCAGATTCATGCTGGTCGCATAACTGCTTTCTATTTGTGAATATGAATAAAACCAGGTCTGATTATTATGAACAAAACTACCGATATTGGTTTCATATCTGTATTGCATGCCTTCAACAGTCTCTCGAAGCAGAGATATACAGAAGGTTGTCCATTGAAGTTGATGAGAAGGTGGATAAAAACCAACGAGCATTCCGCAATAGCACTCGCCTTGTACTGTTTTCTTACTGCTGGCATACCAACCGGTACAGACATCACCGGTATTTATTTTGTAATACTGATTGTTCGGATAGTATCCTCCCACCGGTTTTGTATAGCCTATTGTGATATATGCTGTACCTGATTGAGCCTTAGTTGACTTAAGGATTATATTCGTGCCATCAACCGTAACTTCATTATCACATGCCAGATCTGTGAATATGTTGTTTTCATTCTTCATGCCTTTGGCATACAGAATCAGACCAAATCCGCCAATCCCATGTGGATACTGAGCTGTACCATTACTGGGAAGGTTGTTAAGCTTATAGGTCCTTTCAAAGACATCATTTTCATTTATCCAGGTACCGACCATATGCTCTGTCGTCAGGTATTCATGCTTACCTGCAAACTTCAGATCCATCCAGTCAGCTTCATTCTTTTGCCATATATTGATGATATGTTCGCCATTACCATCACGTTGCAGGTATATTTCACCGTCTTCGCCGCCGGACGGGATCCCTGTCCCATAACCTATGAATAATACCTTTACCCAGTCGCCATTTTCATATCTATACAGCGCCTTGCAATTCAGCCCCGGGACATCATACCAGCACAGATCTCCTTCTTCACCGCTTCCGCTCGGCACCAGGATATCTTTATCGATATAGTTCTGTTTATTTCTCAGATCCTCGATTATCTCTTCAACCTCATTTTTGAGGTTGTTGATATCGTTCTGCATACTCTCCTCTGTAGGAGATTTCATCTTGATGGCCGGCTGATACTGCGTTCCGAAAGCACTATATCTGTCCTTCAGCCACTGGATCCCGCTGAGTGATCTTTTAAGGACATTGAAAGTCATGACCGTTGCGGTCGGAGTCCCGCCACTACAATCATATGCATAATATGTCACACTATCCCCGGCTTCTATATACGGCAGGCCGCGTGATAATGATTCAAACGGAGTATATGTTATTGCTTTTACCGAGTTGAGCAGATTGCCTGCTGCTATGGCCTTATTCGCGGCGCTCATATGAGTCGCAAACAGGTTGTTTTCGATCACAAGGGTATTACTGTCCACCTGTGGCTGTCCTGACTCGGCATCTCCGGTATTATCCCTTAATACCACTCTGTTGATATATTCAACCTTGTAATCTTCAAAAGTCAGATTTTCATATGAATCCAGGTATGCATGATTTGAATCATCTACTGTTCCCGGGAAAAGCTCATCATTCGGATACAGATCATCACTCGGATACGGCAGAAAGTCATACCAGTAACTGAGCTCCCTGTACTCAAATTCTTCATCACGGTTCACGATACCGAATATGCCGTTTATCTCACATAAGGCCTTAAGGGCCGACATGACTGATATCTCTTCATCCTCTATTGGCTCGGACACCGTCATGCTATCATTGGCAAGTGTCGTCTCAACCTGGTCTATCCCGATATAATCAAACAGAGTATCCCGGATATCTGCCATCGTGCACGGATAATTAAGATGGCCAAGAATAGGAGCAACATTTGCATCCTGTATCCTTCCTATATAGTCATAGCAGACAAGATTCTGCCGCCTGCTGCCGTGATCCGTTTCAACAGACTCCACATATCCGTTAAAAATCGGAACCGCAGCACTGTCTCCGGCCTTAATCGATACTTCGATTTTTGTCCCTTTAAGATCTGAAGTGATCCTTCCCGGAAAAACACTGTCTGCCGGATACAGTTCGCCTTCAGGTGATTTTGACGGCCTTCTAATGGAGATTGTCAGCTTGCTTGATATACAGCCGTATACGCACAAAGCATCATTCCCGTCGAATACGCCCTCATCCAATGTCAGAGACTCTTCATATACATCATCATTGCCATAGGTCATATTTAATTGCGGGAAATTAACTATGATCTGCTTGAATTCATTGCCATTTTCCCATTTTGCCTTATCTGCACTGCTGACGTTTATCATTTATGGTTCCTCAATAGTCACTTCGAATATATCAAATACGTCCTTCCACGCCGGATCACGTTTCCGGACCGGTTTAAAATCAATAAATACGTTCTTGCTCACAAGTGTCGATACAGTCTGATTATTAGCCTTCAGCTGTGCCGGATAAGCGTTATTTGTCTGGCATGCTCCAAGCGCGGATATAAAAGTCTGTAATTCTGCTTCATCCGCAAAATACATGTTAAAGGTACCGCGGAGTTTCTGCATGATGATGTCCCGGTGCGTAACCTGCCCGCCATCTTTCCATTCGTTATAAATATCCTCAAAGTTGACATTATAACTATCCGCCACCACATGTGCGGAATAATCCACATTATTCAGCTTAAAAATCGTATCTGACATCTTATCTCCTTAAACAAGTGCGCTTACGCCGGTTGCCCGCTTATGTTGATTGTTCATTTTCCTGACGACCCTAAATATTCCATCCGGATCCGGTTCTATTGAGCAACCGCTCTCATGTATAGCTGTCAAAATCAGCGGCATATACTCTGCTATGATGCCCAGGACATTGTTGTCTGCGTTTCCTGTGCTGGTTATCATCGCATTGCTGTATGAGTCTGAAATGCCATTCACCATATCCAGGTTCGGGCTGACCATGGTATCCTTGACCATATCATCAATGGCATTATTGATGGAGTCTGTATTTGTTTCGATACCTACTGCCACACCTTCCGGGATCCATCGGCCGATCTCATCAGCAAATAGTTTTGACGGGGATCCTATTTTAAAGAATCCTTTTACTTTATCTACCAGCTTTTTTCCAAGTTCCTGTACATTTTCTACAATAGAATTCCAGTTATCCTTGATACCTTCCCATAAGCCGTTTACAAGTTCCTTGCCTGCTTCTGCCATATCACTCGCAAGACTTATCAGACCTTCTACTATTGTTGCAATAAGTTCCGGAAGTTGTGCAATAAGGTCCGGTAAGGCCTCAAATAATCCGGTCGCAAGAGTAACTATCAATTCAACAGCTGCATCAAGTAATTTCGGAGCATTCTCAACAAGAGCTTCAACAAGTTTCATGATTATCTCAGGCGCCCGTTCTATAAGTTCTGGTAAAGCTTCTATCAAACCTTCAGCCAAACCTGTGATGATAGCTATGGCGGCATCGATCAACAGATCTATATTATCGATGAGAGAGTCAACAATCGTCAGGATCGCATCAACAGCGGCCGGTATAAGCTCTGGCAGGTTTTCTCCTATGCTCTCTGCAATCATCAATACTATCTGCAGCGCAGCATCAAATATTGCAGGAAGGTTATCAATTATTGCTTGAACAAGTTCCATGATTATAGGTAATCCTGCCTCAAGCAGTGTAGGAAGATTGTCAAGTATTGCCTGTGCAAAGCTCTCAAGTATCGATGCTCCTATTTCAAACATCTTTGGAGCTAATTCGGTAAGATTACCAACTAATTCATCTATGCCTTCGCTTATCGTAGCAAGGCCGCCCTCCGAGTCGCCTGTCACAATGGCTGTAAGACCATCCATAACCTCAGTAATACCAGGGAGAAATTCTGCCATCATATTGTTCTTCAAACCAGTAAAACCTGTCTGAAGATTTTGAAGGCTGTCCTGATATGCTGCAGCATCTTTGACAGCTTCATTTGACATTACGCCACCCAGATCATGAACCTGCTGCCGCATTGCCTCAGTTTCTTCTGCTGTGGTATTAAATAGCGCACCAAGCTCCGTCGCGCCTTTTCCGAGCAAAGCAGATGCGATAGCGGTTCGCTTGGTACCATCCTCCATGCCCTGTAATTTTTCAACGACTGTTGCAAACAGATCCTCTTTTGACATGGTAGATGCATCCTTAAGCGATATGCCAAGCTCTTTGAATTCATCTTTTCCGCTCTGAGCTGCGTTTGATAATGTCTTGAATGAAGTTTTCAGGCTTTCCATGGACGTGCCGCTATGTTGGGCAATAAAATCCCATTCCTGATATGCTTCTGCTGATATGCCCACCTTTTGTGACATTTTATCAATATTGTCACCATATGCGGCCACATCTCCTGCAGCTCCTACAAAAGCCTTGCCTGCTGCCGCTGTTGCTCCTGCAACTGCTGCAACGGCAGCTCCTGTGACTGCAAGACCTTTTTTAAGTCCATCGCCAAAACTTGAGCCCGCTGTTTCACCTGCTTTACCACCCGCAGATGATGCCGCACCTGTCAGTTGTTCAGTTATAGATTGTTGAGCCCCTTCCATAGACGGAACTATGGTCACGACCGCTCTTGCAACTTCTATATCAGACATTATCTCTTCTCTTCCTTCGCTTCTCTGCGAATAGTTTTCTCAATTCAGGAACCGGTACCGCAGAATTGCCGTAATGATTTCCATTGTTTCTGTCATCCAGTCTTGGATATGGTTTAGGAGTATTCGCACGTTTATGTTGCCCAAGTGCTACAAGATTCGAATTGATCATGGCAAGCACATCATAAATATCTGCCAGGATAGCATTCGTTTTCAGTGTCGAACTCCATCTATATAATTCCGGATTGATTTCCCTACCAATCGCCGAATCTATTTCAAGATTGGATATAAATGAATGTAGGGCCTCCCACGTAAGTGAGCGCCCTACATCCTTCATCTGATATCCATATTTTAAAAGATCGGCTTCAAGAGCCTTGTGGTGTTCTTCTGCAAACCCCGCAAGGCCTAAGATTCCCCCAAAGAAATACCACTTACTTCCTTGGTCGCTTCAACCCAGGCATTGATTATCTGAGCCGCCTCACCCATACTAAGTGATATATCATCCGGGATGTTCTCCATTAAGAGTCCGTATATAAGGTTTAGCCTTTCGTTGCCCTGTACCTTGCTTATCTCAACCACTTTATCAAACGGTAATGAATTACCAAGTGGAATCGAAAAGCTTTTGTCTCCGAAATTTACTTTTAAAACCTCATTTGGTGCCTTGATTGTAATTTCTTTCATATTCTTAGCCTTCCTCAGAAATGAATTTAGCCGAGTTATCAAGTACCGTGATAGTCGGCTTCCATATGATTGCATTGTCAGGAGCAAATGACAGCGATTCGACTGCCGTGATCTGGCCCCTGGACATTCCAACAGCCATGGTATCATCGCCATCCTTCATTACAAACAGAAATGCCTCCGGATCAGGAAGCTCTCCTGCTGAAATATTGCATGATATAGTTTTTCCATGCGACCCGGACGCAGGTGTGACAGTCACGTTATCATCTCCGAGCACTGTCTTGAGTGTTTCCTCTGTTGTATCAATTACAGGAACCTGCACTGATTCTGTATGCTCGGCCAGTGTTGTCCTTTTGATTACATTCGCCCAAGTGTAGATATTATTTACGGTCTTATCCATATTAAGCGAAATGCCGTCTTTAGCCACATCACCTACAAGACGCCAGTCACTGACATAATAGGATATCTCAACCTTATCGCTGGCCACAAGCGCAGTACCAGAATAGGTAAGGGCATTCCCGGATACGGAATAATCTGTCTTAGCGACTTTTGTTCCATTGACCGTCACTTCAATTATTTCATTTGGAGTTTCGCTCAATGTGAATGTTGTCTGGCCTGCTGTCGCTGTAAATTTATCCGTGCTGGTTCCGTCGCCATTGTTGCCCACGCATCCGGTTGGATATGTGGGAAGCGAAGTTCCGGCAGCAGCATGGAAAAACATTCCGCTTGCAAGGCCAATACCGAGTTTGATTTCATTACTCATGATTTATTTACCTCCGTAACTTCTTTGTGTGCTATGACTCGGATCCGAGCCGTGCACATAGAAAGTTCCTGCCTCACAGGATCACGCCCCCACGAAGCAAGTGTATTTACAGTTACAAATCGCAGAGCAGTCGTCTGATCTTCTGCGATCTTTTCAATGATTCCAATGGCGTTTCTAAGATTATTCATGGCAGTTTCTTCATCATTGGCTCTGGAATCAAGAGTGACATAAAATGTATCAATGTCGTTCTGTTCAATGCCTCCAACCGAGGTGATCAGGACGGACGGTACCGCAAAATCTTCAGGTAATGGTCTGACATATGCCTTAATATAATCCGTCAATGCCGCCCTTATAGTTTCTTCAATATCAATAAATCTTTTGATCTTCATCCGATCACCGCCCTTGATAAGCTTTTATATTCTGCCTCATCAGCCATTGCTTTATAATCTTTTGCCCGCACAAAACCAACATATCTGCCACCATTGCCATAATTTGACATTCTCGGAGATTCTAGCACATCACCTTCATATCCTTCTGAACTTTGATCTACGAGATTGGCATTTGCCCTCGCTGCGATCTGTTCCGTAGCGTCAGAAACTATATTCTGAACTCCACTACTCAAAAGGATCTGTCTGAAGCCTTCGGAATTGAATTCAATTTTTACATCGCTCATCCCGCAAACCTCCGTAAATTCAGCATGACGTGACTTGTCCTACCTGTTGGTGACTGCCATTCTCTGGGCTCACCATTTATCTCATAAGTGTTGCCATCATATACTATATGATCACCAGCCTTGACATCAGATCCCTGTGGAAGATATGCTGTCCACCCATCCACTATGCCCAAAACTCGTCCATCTTCACTCAATGAAGTCGAAGCAGGCTGAATCGAACATCCGCTGATCGTGAGATCGTTTGTGCGACTCCAATCCGGAATAGTTGAACCCCGGGAAGTTTTTGTGCCTGGTCTTTTCCTTGTGATTGATTGTGTACACCATGAAGGGAGCATCAAAACACCCCCTCAAGCCTATAAGGAGCCAACATTCCGGCATTATTTCCAAGTACCTGATCATAAGAACCGTTCATCCATGCCGAATTATACGTTATTGAAACGCCGCCTGCTGCCTCAGATGTTACCCCATACGACTTTGAAAGTGATAGCGTGACCATCTGCGCCACAAGTTCCTTGATAACATTGGCATCGGGAATTCCGGCGATGTATTCAACTTCTATCCGGTCTCGTCTATCCGATACTCCGACATCATATAGAGTAAGTAAGCCATTGACTTGGAATGAGAAGTCAGTTATGTCCTCACCGGCGACTTTAACAGAATTTATCGCCGATACAAAACGTGCAGGCAGCTGTATGATCATATCTGATCCCCTGTGGATAATACCGCGATTAGTTATTGTCCAGGATATCTTGCACACAAGTGATCCTGTCAGATGCCATCCGCAATAATTTCTTAACGCAAGGGAAGCCGCTGCTATGGCCGGGCTCACTCTCACATCACCGCTATATTTGCTTGCCGTATAACTGTTATATTCTTCTGTGGTTATTATGTTTGGCAGGATTTCTGTACCTGTCAGTTCATATCCCCAGCTTGTAATATAATTCATTTCTTCTTGGCTCCTCTGACCGCCTTATTCTTAGGCGTAACCGCTTTGTTTGCAGATTCTTCAACAGCTTTTGTTTCTATTTCAGGCTTGAGCAATACTGCTCCTGCCGGTACAGCATCATCTGCATACCGTCTTATCTGGCCATCAGACGCTTTATATAATTTCATAGTGTACCTCCAAATAAGGGGACGGCATTAAGCCGCCCCCGGAAACCCGTTATAATTAGTGTGACGGAAGATCATCTGCCTCAAGCAGATATACGCCGTTAAGATCCTTAACCGCACATGCAATGCGCTCTTCTGCAAGCAGTGTAACCCTGTTGTGGATAGCGTCATCTTCATTCTGCTCATACAGTTTAACATCAACACCATCCTTCTGCCATACATTGACAGCCTGCTTAGCACAGATAAGAGCCTGCCCTGACTCAAGTACATCAGACTCAAATACAGGGATGCCCCATACCTGTGCAGGCATGGTGTATGCGCCGTTACCGTAAGGTGCAAAGAAATATCCGCCACCAATATACTGCTTATTCTGATCCTTAGTGGTGAGCAGTGTGTACATATCGGTAGGATTCAGAATAACTACAGATGCATTGTATGCTGATACCTGCTTGATCTTCTTTATTGCATAAAGAATACCATCTGCAAGATTGTCAGCGATTGATGTAGCTTCCTGCCCAAATGTACCACTAAGAATTCCATTTGTTGCGGCTACTGCACCGATCACATTTGCATCTTCAACTACTCCCAGATGATAGAGAATAGCGTTCCTTACCTCTGATGCAAGGAACGGAGCATCCTTAACTATCTCATCGGTTTCCTTGATGTATGCTGCGATCTTTGAGAGTGCAAGAGTAACGGGATCAAAGCTTGTGCTGTTCTGAGGCTTCTTTGCATTCTCATTAACAGTTGCCGGCGTACCTTCATACGCTCCCTGGCGGAAAAATGTAATCGCGTTTCCGCTTATAGTTGCCTGCGTGAATAACGTCTTAGCTGCAATCCTGTCGGGCTGAGGCGCTATGTTTCTGTCGATATCTGCTATCTGGACACCTGTTACGACATCCGTAGCTGCCTTAAGGTGAGTACCTACGCTCCACCCCTTAATGCTGCGGTCTACTTCTCCTGCTTTTTTGCAGAAAAGTTCTAATCCTTCCATTTCTCCATCCTCCGTTTTGGCTTTTTTACTGTTTCCAACGATTTCGAGCAGAGATGCCTTGGATTCTGCCAGCTTGATCTCAGCCTCAATAGTCTCGATGGCTGATTTGAGTTCGGTACCCTGCTTGATGGCGTCCTCATTATTCGCCTCTATTTCAGGCACCAGAGCTTCAAGAGCCGCTTTCTTTGCGGCAAGTTCTTCATACTTTGTCATGATTTGTCCTCCTTAATATTTTTGATGTACTTGAGCAAGGATTCCTTTGCCGGATTGCTTTTCTTCTGCTCCTCTGATGCCTCATTGGCTTCCGAATCGTCCTTTCCGTCATCGTCATCTGACTCTTCTATTTCGCCAAGCACTCCCTGCAGGAGTGATATAGCCTGTTTGATTGCTTCAGCATCCTTTTTGCTGTTGCGTTTACCGCTTTTTTCCAATACTTCAGCAACTGTCTTAGGATCAACTTGTCCTGCCGCCGAATCCTTTTCTTTCGTTTTATCCGATTTTATATCAGTAACAACCGCCGTCTGATTTGCCGGTATCGGTACAAGACTTATCTCGAAAAGATCAAGTTTTGTGAGTTTGCACAAGATACCCTGTTTTTTCTCTTCATCAGTAGGCTTTTCATATCCCAAAATGTTATATGCGAATGAAAACTGCCATACGATGCCTTCTTTCACAAGTTCTCTCTTTTCCTGGGCAAGTGCCGTTTTCAGGAAAGAGGCTTCGATCTTAAGGCCGGTATCGTCCTCTTCTATACTGTCAACCTTGCCTATAATCTGGTTAAGATCATGGCCATAACACAAGGGAAAAGGATGTCCTGTTGTAGCTCTCTTTTTAAGTGTTTCTTCAAATGCTCCCTTAACAACTATGTCGCCATAACTGTCAGGCGTTTCTGTCCATGTTGATGCATATCCTTCAACCTTGCCATTGTCGCCTATAGATTTCAGTTCAAATGATTTGTATAACTTTTCCATAACTACCTCCTTATGATTATCTCTGTTGAGCAATTACATCCGCATGTACCATCAGGACCGAGCACATCGTCACCGGGCCATTCGGCTCCATTTGAAAAATTATCTTCAACTCTTACTGTTTCACCATTCATAAGAGCATGATCTTCTCTCGGATTGTCACCTGTGACCCATGTTTTAAATACTTCAGCTTTTGAGCCTTGATCTTTTGCCTGTCTGCACGCTTCCCCAAGGGCCCAGCATGTCGCCACTTGCGCGATAGATTTGCCCAATGTATTTGCATCAGATTGTTCGCGCTTTTCAAATACATGATCTATTGCTTCATCAGGATCGTCATCTTTAAGTGCATCATCAAGTTTCTTTTTGGTCGCAATATTTATCGCCTGCGCCCTGCCTTCCGTCATTGCCTTGATATAAGCTTCCGTCTTTCCTGAATCGTATTCAGTTTTGAGCTTTTCCGCTGTTGATTTTCCGTGATTATTTGATATCCCCTGCACTGTCGGGAGTAGATCATCAGCTAGCTCAGAATTCCAGCGTTCTTCATTCCACCAATCAGATCCTGCTCCTATCTTTGGCTTAATACTTTTTGCCTGTCTTTTAATAAATTTCCTTATAACATCAGCAACTTCTTTGTTCTCAGTTTCATCTGATACGCCCTTAAAACGGATCTCGCTCGTTTTACGCGAAATATATTTTATCCGTTTTTGTGAATCCTCTATTGTATCAACATCGATTTCCGGATTATCTATCCCATTATTGACATTCATCGGGACAATGAGTTTATCGCCACCTTCAATAGGAGGTAGATTATTGTCGGCTCTCGCTTCATTCCTGGTCATATAAGGGCCGCCAACCGCTGACTGAAGTATCGAAGCGCGTTCCTCGAATGAGCCTTTAAGTTTTTCTTGAAGGTCAAACACCACATATGTTCCCGGATCCGAACCGATCATAGGAAGCAGAAAACTGTTTATTCTCTGCTGTAACATCTGTATTGTAGGCCCAAGACAATCAGCATATAATGCCCTGGCGTTATCTTTAGCTGATGCATAGGTTTGAGTCGTTGTATGCCAGATCAGGGAAGGATTTACATGATAAGCTGCTGCCACATCTTCCCTTGAAAGTTGTTTTGTTTCGGCATACTGTGCATCTTTACTGTTGAACAGATATGGCTTAATCTCCATGCCATCTTCAAGTAGTGGCATCTTTCCGGCCGAACCGCCATTACTGCCCCAACCTTCCCTAAATGCTTCTACCCAGCGTTTTTTTGTCTCATCATCCCAAGGCTGTACATCTTTCGGCCGCGTGATATATGCATTAAATCTTCCACTTGATCTCCATATCTGAGTTCTAAATCGATCAGCCTGTATCTGTTCACTTAAAGTCTGCTTAAGTGCCGACATTGGACTCTGATAACTTCCAGGACGTCCGGGACTATACATTTTAAACTGTATGAAATCATCTCTTGGAATCCTTACTGCCGGAGCTCCACCCCTTGCTGATACCGTAACGCTTGCAAGAGCATAAGTGCTGGCTGCTTCTGAATCTACAATCCAGTCACGTGGTAAAAGTCTGAGTTGATGCCCTGATTCAGAATACGGATCCGGTAGATGCCATATTATTGCTGTACCATAGAGAAAAAATTCAATCATGACAGCATTCCAAAACTCATATGCAGTCTGATCCGAATTTGGAATCCATAACAATTTGGCAACATCCGAATCCCGGTCCCGCTCTCTTTCGTTTTCATCTTTTCGTACAAACACTTTAAGTGGTAATTGTGCGATAGAATCAGCCAGGAAGCTGACCACTGCATAGACGTTTGCCTGCGTGGCATATAGTTCTTTTGGTGATAACCCATCAATATATGGATATGCCTCGGATGTAAGTTCTATCCTGTATGTATGACTGGAATCACTTAGTAGGTTTCTCAAAATTCTTTGCACAATCGCCATTTTTCTGCACCTCATACAAATGCAAGACTTGAACCGCTTGCATAAGTTGACTGATAAATTTTCTCTTTGTTTTTATTTACTCTTGTTGCTCCGATAAATGCCATGATGCAGGCATACAGCGGAGCTATATCATCAGGACTTTTTACCCGATCCGGCAGTTCGATACCGCCCCCGATATTCCTCAACTGCATTGTTTTTGCAGGTGCATCAAGAACAGGCTGTGGAAGATGATATATTCTTAGACCGCCTCGTTTTTCCTGTGGAGCACCAACCGCTATTGCATCCCAAAATCTGCCCCATCCATTTGTCAGATCAGGACCCTGTATTGATACTCTTGTTATATTAGGGATAGTACATATCTGTTCAGCCAATCCAGAAACCGGCGCACCTCGTTCCTGAAAGCATAGATTCATCGGCCCGCGCAACGCTCTTGTCCTAAACCATTCATCAACCCAATCACATCCGACCCTTCTGGCAATAAGCTCGATATGGGCATTACCATCTTCCCTAAGACCACAAACACCAATAGAAGTCCATCGTCTGTCTGATGACATATCAATTCCATAAAACAATTCTGATTCAGGCGCGATGCATGATTCTTCGTCTGTTCCGTTTTCCCATGCTCCATCCGGAAATGGAGATCTTAAAATCGTTTCTACCTGTTGACACATACATTCTGACCTGAATTTGTTCTCAGGAAACGTTGCTCTGTTCGACATCAATGCTCTCATTGTCAAAAATCCATGCCCCAAAGCCGGATTTGCTTGCGCAAGCGCTTTCGCATCATCTGTTTTCGCACCTTCAGGAGCAGACCATTCAAACAGGCCAAGGGTATCCGCGTCTATATCTCCACCAAAATCCTGAACAAAACTCCCGTTTATACATGACATTGCCTGACTTCTAAGCTGTCGAAGGACAACCGAATCAGGATCTCCGGCATTAGAAAAACAAAATATGATACCATTCGGTTTCGCGGTAATAGAAGCCGCAGCAGCTGACCATGTTTCCCAGTCTCTGTGTTCTCTGATCTCATCAATCATGACTAGATCATTGGAATCACCGCGGCCGGCTCGTCTTGTAGGCGCTCCGACTTTGTATGTCCTGTTTTCTGTAAGTATCAATTTCTTGTTTCCGTTTGTTCGTGATACTCTTTTTATCTCCCGAGCAAGTTGCGGAATATCCTCCTGATCTTGTATCACCGCTTCCCATGTTTCTTCTGCTTTATCAAGCGATAAGGAAGTGCCGAATATATTTTCCACGCATAACATATTCATAAAAAAGGAAGCCAGCACTTCAGAGAGTACCGTCTTCCCATTTTGTCTGCTTATCAAAAATAAAACTGTTCTAAATCTGAAATGCCATTCAGTCTTGAGACTGCCTACTATTTCAAGTGAATGTATCAATGAAAATTTCTGCCATGGATATAATTCTTTCTTCAATACCTGTTCTGCATATTCGATCGCAGCAAATCCGAGCGAAGTATTCTGAGTAAGATTTCTTAATGGTTTTGTATATATCCTTGGCGTTTTATAGCCGTTCATTATTTTGCGATACTGAATTTCTTACGTATCTCTGCTATGTCTGATATGTTTGTAGGCGTTTCGTTTTCAGACAAGACGTTTCGCAGATTATTGAGAGCTGAGGCATAATCTTTAACTGTTGCTCTGAACTCCTGTATTTCAGGATTAGCTCTCAACGCCTCTTCTCCCTGAGCTGTGGTCAGCACCTGGGCAAGCGGCATCTCCTCATAGCATTCAATCTGAGATTCGATTTTATTCTGCATAGCAAGCACTGCCTTCGCAAGTGTCACCGTCTGATCACGGATCTCTTTTTTGACACCCTTGCAGAGCTTCTTAGCCTGTCTTTCTGTTGTTGTTGCCATTTCATTTCACCGCCTTCCGTGAGCCTTGCATTATGCCTCGGCAACCGGCAAGGCATTCCGGCTTTCGCTTCGTCAAGCTATCCGAGGCAATAAAATCAATTTTTATTTGCAGGGGGGGAGATTAC